TCTAGTAGAAGGTATAGAATTTAGGATCACCTGGAGATGGGATGTAGAAACTCAATCTATCCAATAATTTGGGATACTAAAAATATTTTATTATATTGGTGTAAAATATAGTAATATATGTCTGATAGAAAATTTATAGCAAATTTTATTAATGGTCCTACACTAGAGATCAAAGAATCAATAAGTAATAATTACAATGTAAAATTTATTGATCAAGATAATAATAAAACTCATTATGAGACTAACTTAAAGAGTAATCATTGGGCTTCTTCTTCTCTTGAATATTTTATAAATTGGAAGATTGTTGTTGAAGATTTAAATGGAAATTTAATCTATGAACATTTATATAATGCTGAAAATCAAAGGGTATTTATTAACTTTGAAAGTAAAGCAATTGGAGATACATTAGCATGGTTCCCCCATGTTAAAAAATTTCAAGATAAACATAAATGTCAAGTAATAGTAAGTACATTTCATAATGATTTTTTTAAAGAAAGATACCCTGAATTAATATTTTCTGACAAAGGATCAGTAGTAAATAATCTATATGCCCAATATAATATTGGGTGGTTTTACGAAAAAAATGATAAAATAGATTATTTAAAAAATCCAACTAATTTTCGATTACAAACATTAGCAAAAACTTGTACTAGTATTTTAGGATTAGAATATAAAGAAACAAAACCCTTACTATCATTTAAAAATACTGGATCTACTATAAAAGATAAATACGTAGTAATTGCTCCTCATGGATCAGCTCATGCTAAATATTGGAACTATCCAGGAGGTTGGCAGATTATAATTGATTATTTAAATAAAAATAAATATAAAGTAGTAATGATTACAAAAGAACCTTTAAATGATGAATGGCATGATTTAAAATTAGGAGGTACATTAACTGGAGTTATTAATAAGACAGGTAATTATCCTTTAAGTGAAAGAGCTAATGATATAATGAATGCAGAAGCTTTTATTGGTATAGGTAGTGGTTTAAGTTGGTTAAGTTGGATATTAGATATTAAAACAATATTAATATCAGGATTTAGTGAAGATTATTCTGAAATGAAAAGTTGTGAAAGAATATCACCTACACTACCCAATGTTTGTAAAGGATGTTATAATTATCAAAGACTAGATGCTGGGGATTGGGAATGGTGTCCTGAACATAAAGATACATTTAGACAATTTGAGTGTACTAAATCTATACTACCTTCAACAGTAATTAATTCTATTAATCAACAGTTAGAAATTTTTTGATATTTATAACAAAATAAAATCAAAGAAATATGCCACAAAATCAATTTTCAGGAACAGGTATACTAGATGGTCAAATAGTAGAAGCAAATCAGGTAAGTCAATCTGTAGATGCTTTTACTGGTGCTAAAGATTATAGAATTACTTTAACAGGATCTATGGAATTATCTGGGTCACTTTTAATGTCTGGTTCATTTATCAATGAATATACAGGTCAATTTTCTACATTAGGATTAGGAGTAGCTGCTCCAACAGCACCAACGATGTTATATATTAAAGATACATCAGCTGGTGGAGATCCAGCAATTATAATGGAAGCAACTACAGGTAACGACTCAGCTAGAATAAGATTAAAAAACCCAGATGTAGAATATGATTTAGGTGCCTTTGGATCATCTGGAGATGATTTTATGGTTGTACAGGATACAACTACAACTTCAAAATTTCCATTTATTGTAGGAAAAGATACAGTTAGTTATACTTTATATGCTGTCGATGACAGTGTAGGTGTAGGTTTAGGATCAAATACAAAAGTTATATTAAATCCTTTAGATGCAGGTTCATTACAAGCAGCAGGGAGGGTAAGTGGTAGCTCAATGAGAGCAGGTACTATATCAGCTAGTGCAGCAGGAGAAAATATTCACGGAACGGCATCATATGCTACTTATATAGAAACAGCTCAAACATCATCATATGTAAAAGCTAATGATATTGATTTTTTCTATTCAATATCACAACAAGTAAATTCAGGAGGAAGAATTGCGGCAGTAACAGGATCTTTTGGTAATGTCCAAACAGACTCCGACTCGGGTTATTCAATAGGAAAACCTAATGGGGGTTATACTAAAATTATTAGTGGGTCTGCAGGAGGAAATTTATTTTTTGGATCAATAGCAGAGAATAATTTTGTAAAAATGACGGGTACTGGAAACACTATTGAGTTAAATTCTGGTGGAGAAGTTTATTTAAAGAATAATGTTTTTACACCTGGTAAAATTACAATATCTGGCTCTTTAGCAGGTAATAGGGAATTAGTCGTAGGACCTGATGCAGCATCAGGTACAATAAATTCACCCTCTGCATCCTTATTACCTAATGATTTACAGTTTAATAGAAATCAAACGGCCTATGTTAGTAATATGAATATAGATGGTACATCTAAATTAGCATTAAGTGCTGGTGGGGGAAGTGCAAATTTCGCATTTACAGTATCAGCATCACGTGAAATGGAGGCTTATGGTCAAATATCATTTACTGGAAATAATGGTTACCAAGCCGGACTTTTAAATAAATCTCCTTACCTTAGATTAGGTCCTAAAAATGCTTATAACAACCAAGAAATAGATGATGTCATATATAGAGGGGGGAATTTTGCTACTGTCAATACTAATGATTATGTTTTATGGGAGATGGATGGAAATGATATTTCTGGAAATGCCGAACCCTTTAGAATTAAAGTAAATATACTAGGGTATAGAGACACTGGCACTCAATATAGAGCAGTAATGGTTGAAATGGATTATTTGTGTACTTATATATCTGGAAATGATCCAACATTTTCATTATCAGAAGTAAGTAAAAATGTAAGACAGAGTTCATATAATAATTCTGATTCAATTTCATCTACAGGAACAAAATTAGAAACATATCTCCAACAAGACTCAGCTCTTAAATTAACTCTAGATAGTAATACTTCTCAAGTTATGAGTTATCGATGGCAAATTCAAATAATTAGATTAAACTCACTAGCTGCTCTTTAATTCTTAAAATAATAATCAATATGTATAACCGTAAAAAAATTAAAAAATGAGTGAAAAAAAAGTTTTAACAAAAGAAGAAATTTCTAAATTAAAGGAATTAAAAGAAACATTTAATAATCTTACAGAAGTTTCAGGAGTTGTAGAAATGCAACATTATAACATTCAAATAAAAAAAGAAAATTTAAAATTGAGTTTACAAAATTTGCAACAAAAAGAAGCAGAATTTGCCCGAGAATTAGAAGAAAAATATGGGCAAGGACAAATTTCTTTAGAAACGGGTGAATTTTTACCAAATGAATAAATTTTTGAAAAAACTTAGTATATTTATCATAAAAATAACATAAAATGGCAGAAACATTAATTTCCCCAGGAGTATTAGCAAGAGAAAATGATCAATCTCAAATAACGTCGCAACCAATACAAGCAGGTGCGGCTGTTGTTGGTCCTACCGTATTAGGTAGGGTAGGAATTCCAAAATTAGTTACTAGTTATTCTGAATATCTAGCTAATTATGGTAGTACATTTACTAGTGGATCCGATACATACACTTTCTTTACTTCTATATCAGCATATAATTATTTTAATAATGGGGGTACATCATTATTAGTAACAAGAGTCGCTTCAGGATCTTGGGCACCAGCAACTACACCATTAATTCCAGCAATAGAGGATGAAAGTGGAGCTTTAACAGTAGGTGCAAGTATTTTAGGTAGCTTAACAAGTGGGGGATCAGGTGGTACAGCAGCAACTTACGCTGCTCCATTTGTAACAACAACAGGAACAGGATCAGATTCTTCAGGTTCATTTGTAGTATCTACTGCTAATGGGAAATTATTAACAACTGCCGACGATTTATTAGTCCCAGTTCAAGCAGGAACAGGAGCTACTATAATGTCAGATGCTACTTACTCAAATGTTGTATTAACACAAGGAGCAATAGCAACGGGTCAAGCAACTATTACAGTAACAGGTAATGCAGTTGTTTCTCCAGTAACAGTAACAACAGCTGGATCAGGATATGCAGCTGGAAATATAACAATTGCAGCAGGAGCATTAGGAACAGGAATGTTTGTAGCAGGAGCAGGTCCAGCCCCAGTGGGTGGTACAGGTTATGGTAATGCATTATCATCAGGAGCAATTACAATTACATCAGCAATGGTTTCTACAGTAGGAGCTGAAGGTGGTACAATTAATTTCACTACAAATGCAGCTGGAGCAATTGTTTCATGTGTATTAGCAGTAGGTGCAGGTTTAAATTATGTAGATGGATCTGTAATTACAGTTCCTGAAGCAACATTACAGGCATCTGGATTAGATGGAACTGGAGCTGGTGATACAGTAGTAACATTAACATCATCAAATGTACAAAATTCAGCTGAAGTAACAGTAGCAATAGTAGATGCTAATTTACTAACAGAAATAACAGCAGCATCAGTAACACTAGCAGGAACAGGATATGCAATTGGTAACCAATTAACAATACCAGCAGCTAGTTTAGGTGGAGGTTCAGCAACAGATGCAGTATTTACATTAACAGCAGCTAATATTACAAATGCAAATGTATTTACTTTAGAAACAATATCACAAGGTGATATTATGAATAGTGATGGTCCTGAAAATTCAAATGGGGCATTAGCAAGTGGATCAGCACAAAACATAAGATGGGAAATTCAAGCACCAAACACAGGATCAGGTGTATTTAGTTTAATAATTAGACAAGGTAATGATAACTCAAAATCTAAATCAATATTAGAAGTATTTCCTAACGTATCATTAGATCCAAAACAATCTAACTACATATCTAGAATTGTAGGAGATATGACAGATACAGTAAGAAATGCAACATCAGCAGACGTTTATATTCAACCAACAGGATCATTTAGAAATGCTTCAAGATATGTAAGAGTAAAATCAGTAGATTTAAAAACTCCAGATTATTTTGATAATAGTGGAATCGCAAAACCAGAATTTACAGGATCTATTCCTGGAGCAGGTAGTGGTTCATTTTCTGGAGCCGTAGGAGATAATATAGGTGGTGTAGCTGGAATAGGATATTATGATAAAATTAGTGATTCAGATTCTCAAGGATTAGGAGCAACTGAAGCAGATACATCAGCAGTAGTATTAGGATCTTATCCACAAGTATTTAATCTATTAGGAAATAAAGATGATTATAGATATAACATCTTAACAGCCCCAGGATTATATAAAGCTAGTAGTAATTGGTCATCAGCATTAACATTAGCATTAAGTACTGTGTCAAGCAGAGGAGATGCAATTTTAATAATGGATTTAGTTGATTATGATTCAACAATAACACAAGTTACTACTCAAGCAGCTAGTGTTGATAATTCATATGCAGCTAGTTACTGGCCTTGGGTTCAAATTAATGACCCAGATTCAGCACAATTAGTATGGTGTCCAGCATCCGCGTTATTACCAGGAGTATATGCGTATAACGATAAGGCAGCTGAAGCATGGTTCGCTCCGGCGGGAATTAATAGAGGTGGTTTAAGTACAGTAGTACAAGCAGAAAGAAAATTAACTCAAACAAACAGAGATGATTTATACACTGGAAAAGTAAACCCAATAGCAACATTCCCAGGAAGAGGAGTAGTAGTATTTGGTCAGAAAACATTACAATCTCAAGCATCAGCTTTAGATAGAGTAAATGTTAGAAGATTATTAATTGAACTTAAGTCTTATATTTCACAAATTGCTGATAATTTAGTATTTGAACAAAATACAGCAGCAACAAGAAATAACTTCTTAGCTCAAGTAAACCCATATTTAGAATCAGTACAACAAAGACAAGGTTTATACGCGTTTAAAGTTGTAATGGATGCTTCAAATAATGGTCCCGATGTAGTGGATAGAAACCAAATGGTAGGTGCGATTTATTTACAGCCAACTAAAACAGCTGAATTTATTTACTTAGATTTCAACATTTTACCAACAGGAGCTCAATTCCCGTCATAAAAACTAAAAATTTAGATATTTATAATAAAATAAAAACGAAATAAAATGGCAGTATTAAACCCGAACGAAATATTTTTCACAGCTTTTGAACCAAAAGTAGCTAATAGATTTATAATGTATGTAGACGGAATCCCAGCTTATATCATTAAAGGTGTTAGTGGAATGGGTTTCGCACAAGATGAAATTGTACTTAATCATATCAACACTTACAGAAAAGTGAAAGGTAAATTAAGATGGAATGATATTACAATGCAATTATTTGATCCAATCACACCATCAGGAGCGCAAGCTGTAATGGAGTGGACAAGATTACACCATGAATCAGTTACTGGTAGAGATGGTTATTCTGATTTCTATAAAAAAGATTTAACAATTGATGTTTTAGGTCCTGTAGGAGACGTAGTTTCTGAATGGATTATTAAAGGAGCATTTATTAAAGATGCATCATTTGGAGATTTCAATTGGGATACAGATGGTGAAGCAATGAATATTGATTTAACAATAGGAATGGATTACTGCGTCTTGAATTTCTAAAAAAAATCAAAATACTTTAAAGAATAGCTTGGCTTCGGTCAAGCTTTTTTTTATATTATATATGTATAATAAGAAATTAAGTTATAACAAATAAAATTTATATGGAATCCAATAAACAAATCCAAACTCCTAAACAAACGGCTCCAAGTAAGCCTAAGTTTAAATTCCCAACTGAAATAGTAGATTTACCTTCTAAAGGAATAGTATATCCTAAAAGTAATCCTTTATCATCTGGAAAAGTAGAGATGAAATATATGACTGCCAAAGAAGAAGATATTATTACTAACCAAGCTTACATTAAAAAAGGAATAATTGTAGATAAGCTATTAGAAGCGTTAGTAGTGAGTGAAGGCGTAGATTTGGGGGATATGATTGTGGGTGATAAAAATGCATTATTAATAGCATCACGTGTTTTAGGTTATGGTGCAAGTTATAAATTTACATATGCTGGTGAAGATCATGAAGTAGATTTATCTACATTAGAACCTAAAAAATTCGATGAATCACTATACACTAAAGGAGAAAATAAATTTACATTCCAAACACCACACTCAGAGAATTTAATTGAATTTTCATTAATGACTGATAATTTGGAAAAAAAGGTAGAAGCTGAGTTAAGAGGATATAAAAAACTTAATAAAGAAGTACAACCGGAAATGTCTACAAGATTAAAACATATGATTTTATCAGTAGATGGTAATTCAGATAAAAAAGACATTAGAGAATTTGTTGATAATTATTTTCTAGCACGAGATTCTAAAGCCTTACGAGACTATATAGTTGATATTCAACCCGATGTTAATATGGGGTTTGATATTGAAAAATCCAATGGTGATATAGAAGAGATTGTAATTCCGATAGGTGCAAATTTTTTTTTCCCTGACGCATAGTCAAGCTGTAGAATATAGAAGTAATTTATTTACCCAAATTCATGAAATAGTATTTCATGGTGGAGGTGGTTATGATTGGCATACTGTATATGAAATGCCCATATGGTTAAGAAATTTTACTTTTAAGAAAATACAAGAACACTTCCAGGAAAAAAATAAACAATCTAGTAATACTTCTACTAATGATTTAGAAAGAGGAAGAGATATACTTAAACAAGCACAACGATCAGATCCAGCTAATGCCCAAAAGCATAAGTATATGGATAAATTTCCTAAAACATCTACTAAACCCACAATAAAATCAAACGTTCCTGATTTTGTTACTACGAAAGCCAAAAAAGCTTAAGTTTACAATATTTATAACAAAATAGCTTAAATGGCATTAGATCCTAAAATAGTAGCAAAACTTAAAAGAGATTTAACTGAGATAAATAAACTCTATAAACAGTTAAATATGGAGCCGTTATCTATAGAGATTGAAACGGCCGGTGTAGATGATATACTGCTTGTTAAGGAATATTTAAAAGAAGCAAAAGCACTTACAGAGGATTTAAATGAAGGATTTGGGGGGATGGCCGAATCTATAAAAAACATTGTTCGAGAATGGAAATCAGGTTTTGCAGATCCTACAAAAGAAGCAACTAAATCATTTACTAAATTAAAGGGCTTAGCTGAAAAATTTTCGGATGACGCCACAGGTTTAGCTGAAATGAAAGGTAAAGAAGTTGCAGCTAATAAAAAATTAATTTCAATTGAAGTTAAAAGATTAAGTATTTTAAAATCTGAATTACTTAAAAAAACAGAACTTTCAGATACCGAAAAAACCATATTAGCTAACCTAAAATCTGAATATAAAGTCCAAGAAGAGCTTCTTGAGCTTGCTGAAGACAGAGTAGAAGAAGAAAAAAGGATTCAAAAAATGATGGGTTTAACTGGTGCAGCAGTTAAAGGAATAGCTGGTGCTTTAGGTAAAATTGGAATATCAAGTAGCTTTTTTGAAGGCATTGAAGATAATATGAGAGAAGCAGCAGTAGAAGGAGGTAAAATGTCTACAGCATTTGCAGCAGCAAAAGGTATTGCAGGTGGTATAGCTGAAGCTCTATCAGATCCACTTGTTATTTTTACAATGATTATAAAAGCTGTTAAATTTTTAATAGGAATATTAGATCATGCTAATAAAGTAACAGCTAAAGTAGGTGAATCCTTAGGAATAGCAGGAAAAAATGCTAAAGAATTAAAACATCAAATTCATGCAGCAGGTGATGCTGGTGGAGATATGTTCTACTTCACTGATGAGATGGTAGATAACTACATGGAGCTAAATAAGGCAGCTGGAATGAACTTAAAGTTCAATGAAAAAAATGCTAAAATGTTCCAAGATATGACTCATTATATGGGTCTATCTGTAGAACAAGCATCAGGCTTAT